TTGCTTCATCGAAGTGACTTGATTGAAAGGTATTTCTAAGCTCATCCGCATTCTTAGGGGGCATGGTGAGCAAGATCTCTCGGTAATTCTGGCCGCCGGGGAGTTGGTATTTGTGATGTTTTGTTGCGCCAAGACTTGACTCGACGCCTCTGCTTTTTTTAACCTCAGTGATTTCAAGTTGATTCGCGCGAATAAAGTCAAGCACCTCTTGCTTGGTGAATTTCTCTTTAGAGCCAATGAACTCATCAAAGCCGGTCCAGTCCCGCTCATCCTTCTTGACGCCGTGAGAGTTAAGGATACCGATGATTTGAGACGCTGTGGAGGCGTTTTGCATCTTCTCTTCAATTGCCCGTTCAAGGTCAGAGTAGAACATCTCACCGTAGCCAGGCGCTTCATCTTCCATGACCCGACGCATTTCACCTATTTTCTCGTCTTCGAATCTCTTCCAATTATAATTTGTGTTTTCGCGCTTTGATTGGTGGTTCCCTGATGGATCAAGCCAGATAATATCTCTTATCCCCTGAGGGTAATCTTTTGGGTTTGTTTTTCGGTAAACGTCCGCGTCGCCCACGACTAGGTAGTGAGGAACACCGTATTGACTCTGAATGTTCTGGATTGCTTTCGAGAGGTTGCCACGATCAAATGTTGCTTTGCTTATTGCTTCCACGCCCGCGACTTCTCCACCGGAGGTTAGAAGCACAACTGAAACCGTGTTGTTGTTTTCATTGTGATCTTGAAAAAGAGAGATGGCTTGATCGGGTGAGGTAATCGTTTCGCCCACAGGTAGGGTGTAGGATTGCTCAGGGTTGTATTTGCCTGAGCCCATGACATTCTTCATTTCGCCGTCGGTATCAATGAAAGGGGTGAGGGAGGAGTATTTATCGCCATTGATGATTACGTGTGAGACAGGCATTCCGTCTAGGTTCTCAGCTACCTTAAGTGTTAGGTCTGCATCCTCTTTTGAGGGTTGAGACCTACCGGAAGGATGATTGTGCATAAGAACCACGCGTGCAGCACCCGTGCGCTCTGCTCGGTTCTTGATTCCAAAGAGCAATTCTTTTGCTTCAAAGGCCGCGCCGGTCATGTTCCCGGAAGAGACAATGGTGTGGGCTAGGATATTGTCATTAGCATCAAGGTAGAGAGAGTGAAACTTTTCTAGCTGTGGATCCCGGAAGATGGAAAGGAGCGTTGCAACGTCTCTGGAAGATGTAATTTTCTGTCCTCGGAGATCGATTCTTCCCGTTGCTTGTGCTTGCTTCCGTAAGGCGGCGATGAACTGAAGCCAACGTGATTTGGGCTTGGTTTCTTGGGCGCTTTGTTCATATCGGGCAATTGTTTCCTGGACGTCTCCATAAGTTTGTTGACCTTCCTCTGTGAGTGCAAGCGTTTCTTCTGATTGAAGTATAGCATCTGCATCCGCTTGGCTCAAGACGCGCCCATGCTTCAGGAGGGAAGAAACTGATTTAAAATCTTCCACAAGGTTTGGCTCACCCTTTCCTTGAGCAAGCATGTCTTCAGCAAGTTCCATGAAGTCAGTCATGCTTTTAGGGATGGATCCATCCTTCATTCTAAAGATCTGGGTTTTTGCTTTGACCTTGAACCCTTGGCTTGTGTCAATGAGGTTCGAGCCCTTCCCGCCGCCGTTTGATACTTCTGCAATTTCCTTCATCACAAGCGCTTGGTTTTGAACAATGTCTTGGAGCTCGGTTTCTAGACCCGCTTGCTCCTCTGGCTGGAATCCGTTCTTTTGCTCATCCATCGCCGCTTCTGTGGTTAGATCCACAACCGTCGTCTCAAATACCTCACCGGGGAGCCCTTCGCTGTATTTCTCTGTCTCAAGCATTTGATCAATCTTCTCAAGGAGTTTGATTGCTTCAGAGTTCACAGTCTCGGGCATCACGGCAAATGTACCATCTTCATTTTTAATGCCCTTCATTTTGTTCTCAATCTCTGACTTCATGGCCACAAGCTCTTGACGTTCAAGCGGCGAGTCTTGCGCTGCTATTTTCCCGCTATCAATATCTTGCTCAATGTCGCTGAGAGCGCTGAACGCCGCTGTGGGTGCGTTCATGAGCCCACCCATGACGCCACCAATAACCGCCGCTTCATAGGCTTCGCGCATCATCTGAGTCGTTGTTTTTGTATCTTCAATCTTGTAGTGCATCTTAATCATGGTTTGCGTGAGTGACGTTATAAACTCCTCCGCCCCTTCAGCTAACACTTGGCTACCCACGCCCTTGATGACTTTCATAAGCACGGCTCCCACAGATTTTTTCAGAACTTCCCGGCCCGCCTTCACCCCAATTGAGGCAAACATCTTCCTTGCATATTTGAAAAGGCCAAAGCTCAGGAGCTCAGGCGCGGCCTCTGCTAGTCCAGTCAGGATTGCCACTTCATATTTCTCATTCGTTTCTATATCTTCGCGCTCGTTAATGTCACCAAGTTCCGCAGCCCCGGTGTAAGCAGTGGCAGCAGCTAATAAAGGAACGTAGGAACCCCCGCTTCCAACGGTAAGAGCCAGGGTCATGATTTGGTAGGGAACATTCTGGATAATGTTATGAGTCAAGTATTCAGCCGCTTCTTTGGGGTTCTTGGTAACAAGATCAAAGAAATCTACGCGCTGGTCACGCTGAAATTGCTCGAGGTCTTTTTCCGTGTACTGTTCCCCGCTTGCTGCCTTTTGTTCTATGAATTGCTTCATTTGTCCCGGTTGAACCCCGTATCGTTCCGACATTACCTCAACAGATTGTGCGGCATCATCAAAGAATGTGGCTACCGGGTTATTGATCAACGCGTTAGGGATCTCAACTTCGAAAGGGAGGAGTGAGGGTTGACTATAGGCCATTCCAGCCGCAAGAAACCCAGGGACGCGAGCCACGTTTGAAGTAAATTCATAAGCTCCCGCAAGGCCGCTCCTTAAGACGCGATTGAGCTTTCTGACTTGAATATCTTTGGCGGGAGTTCCAAGGCCCATCGGTCCAAGCGTGAGCGGATCAATGAGTTTGTTTGAAATGGTGTTCTTATTGCGCGTCTCGGAGGCGGCAAAGCGCTCGGGTGAGACGTCTTTAGGTATACCCTCACCGTCCCAAGAATCGCTATAAGAAATTGAGGGTCCAGACGTTTTTAAAGGGATAATATCAGGGTCTTGATCTTTGGGTCCCTCGCCACGGGAGCGAAGAGGGATGACATCTTGGTCCGTAGACCCCGCAGCTTTTAAAGGGATAATGTCAGCATTGGGAGATCCCGCACTAGGTTTGGAGCGAAGAGGAATAATGTCGGGGTCGGTGAATTTCTTATTCTTTGGATCCATCTATACACTGACCTCGTTACCTTGAGCGTCTACAAATTGCCCGGTTCGTTTGTTATAACCCACAGCCCCCTTCTTTTGCGCTTGTTCAGACATGAGATCAAAGCGTGGGTTTCCGGGTTGCATTTTTGGGTTGTTGTCTGCAGCAGGTGCACCGGCGGTTGCACCTTGAGGTGAATCACTTTGGACTGCGCCGCCGCCCATAATTTGAGCAATGAGATCGTCAGCGCTTGTCTTTTGCTGGCCATAGGTGGGGTTCCACTTCCCGTAATTCCCTTGCTTAACACTCTTAACAGGCTGCCCCGCCACGCTCTGAGGAATCTGATTAGGGTCATCATAGCCTGGGGCATACCCTCGTTTGGTGCCTTCTAGGTCTTGGGCGCTCTGTGATTTTTCTTGCTCGAGACCCATTTTAAGGAGAGCTTTCAACTTTTCTAATTTGAGATCGTTGGAAAGATTTTGTGAGGATTGCTCTGTTTTTCCCTGTTGATCACGATCATACTTTGCTTTCTCACCGGAGGCTTTAGCTTGTGCGTCTTCTTGTTCGTCAGCTCTTTTTTGCTGGCGCTCCCAGGGTCGTGCTTTGTCTCGTGTAGAAAATGCTGTGCTATATGCCATGCCTCACCCCTTAGTAATATCGTTTACGTGATTTGAGCGCGTCTGAAATGATGCTCAGAGCTCCACTGGATGCACCACCGCTCCCGCCACCACCGCCACCTTTGGCGCCAGCAACAGAACTGACAACGCTTCCTGCCGCGTCGAACCACTTGCTTTTCATGGCGTTTGTACGGTCATCGTTGTAAGAATCCACCGACGCCTGTTCTCGCGCCGTCCCAAGACGTTCCTTATTTATGATCCCGGCGCGTTGCATCTCTTGTTGGAATAAAATTGAGGCTTGGTCTCTCTCCGCTCCAAGGAAATTAAATAGACCTGTGATTCCTTGGCTTGTTTCTTCGCGCTTAAGTACGGCATTTCGAATAGCCACGTCACGCAATGCTTTGCTTCTGACGCCAAGACCTTCCATGATTGCTTTGTCGCGAAGACGGTTGGTTCCCCCGGTTGTGACCCCCCCTGTTTGTTTACGTCCAGCCATGGACCGATTCACGAGCTGATTAGTGAATCGGTTGCCCTCGTCAACAGCCTGGGCGTTCATGGTGCCTAGATCTTCTTTGGCAAACCCTACATCTTTGCCCGCTGCTCGTCTTGAGTAGGTGCCATAGAGTTGTTCCGCGCTCTTGGCGTCATACTTTGAAGGCTTGTATTCTGGCGTATAAAGCTTGGGATAGTAATTCTTTGCCTTGTCCGGTCTCGTAGCATAACTTTTGTAAATTGAAAGCCCGCCAGCAACGACGGCGCCACCCACAGCAAAATAGGACATTAGCTTCCCCCTTCGATTATTTCCATCATTTTCGCCATACCCTCATCATCAGTGATGCAGTCAATTGGCTTTGGCCCGTCTATTTCATCATAAGTTTTGGCAATAATATCTTCCTCAATCTTATCGAGGTTTGTTTCCTTGGTGGCGTGCACGGTGATCCACACAACATCTGTCACGGCGTAAACAATTCGTTTGGTGCCAGCCGGGGAGATCATGGATCTAGGGCCCTTGAGGCGCTCAACGCCGCCGCTCTCCGTGACCACAATCACTTCACCTGTCATTAAAAAGTTGGGGTGTTCATAACGGTGGATCTTTCCCGTACCAAGGAAGCCTGCGGGGATATAAATTTCACGGACATAAATACCATCGGCAAATGAGTGTGTGCGCGGGCAAGCGATATTGTCGCCTTTACTAAAGCCGGGGCGGTTTGAAAGATTCCTCTCAAAGTCTTGAATGAAATCGCGGGCGCCTGAAACATTCTTTTTCTCTAGGACACTCGCTGTCTTTTCAAGTTCTTTCATTAATCCCTCTACGCCAATCCGTGAAGCTTGAGAATCTCAGTGACTTCAGCAAGCGTGAATACTTCTTTTTTCTTTAGTTTGTCAAGGCGTTTGGTTTTAGGTGACTTCTTTGATTCGTGCTCATCCGATCGCTCTTGCTTTGTTTTCTGGCGGAAGCTGCCATCACTATCGCGAAGCATTCCAGCTCTGACGATTTCTGGCCCCGTGTACTCCTCAATCAATTCCCCATCTTTTGCAACAAGCTCATGGCTTACATGAGACTGAGCTTCAAGAATCAACCCTGATTTTGTATTGTATCTAATCTGCATTAGCCGACCTTCCATATTTTGACATCAACAAACACTTCTACGGAGAGGCTTTGAGCTGCGCCAAATACACCGTTGTTTGAGCTTGTAATGTGTTGAATTTCAAGATTTTTCTCCGCAGCTAAAGTGAAGCGGCCAGAAAGAAATGAGTGGGTTGTTCCACCAGAGGGACCATTTTCTGCGGAACCTATGATGATGTCTGCGGAGTCTGAATCGTTATAAAGCTTTGCTACGTGGTTATTGTTATCATTGAATGGCGCGTTTGCTTCAATGTAATAGGTTCCAGCGGGTAGAGTAATTTGGCTTGAGGCAAGACTTGCCCCTGTGATTTCATTGGTTTTTATGGTGTTTAAAACACGTTGATCCCAGGTGCCGCCTCCGGTTGAGTTACCACCGCCTACTTTGGCTGCAGCGGTTCCCGATGTGTACTCTTCGCGGATATGAAGTAATTGTCTACTGAAGGGTGCTGCGAGTAAATCACCGGAGGTGACTTGAACCTCTGTGCCATTTGATTCTTTTTGAATAAACGCCTCATTTACGCCGCTAACATCTTTGGAGTAAAGCTTACACTCACTCGCTGCAGTGCCGGGGGACGAGGCTCGTTCTTGGAGGCCAAGTTCGTCAACGTCAAGGGACGCAGTAAAGGACCAATCGCCCGTGAAAGGTCCGAAGGCTTCTGATGCAACCATCTTGGCAAAGCTTACGGAAGTGCTTGCCATTTTAACAAGAGTTACGCCGCCATCTGCAAGATTGGTTGCATCAACATTTCCGTTTAGTTGGTTAAGGATAGCATTATTGTTATTGTTATAAAGTGCGGCTGTGAAGATCTGGTTTGCTATGCCTGCGGTAAGGGATGCTAGTGCCATAGAACCTCGAAAATATTGATTTTTCGGTTTGGGTTCTAGACCCTAGAAGCTTTGAAAGTTTTACTTTTTCTTTTTGTTTTCGATAATGCCTGAGAGGATGAGAAGTTCTTCCATCTCTTCAGGTTGAAGACCACGTTTAGCATGTTGGTCGCGAAGTCTGAGGATGCGCTCGGTGTCTTTGGTGCTTTCTTTATCCACTAAAACCGGAGTACCTACGCTTTGACCTAATGTGTTGATTGCTGTCATGACCGGATTGTTTTTATTAATGCAATGCTTCCCCGTGCACCAGCCTTCAGCCTGAGAAACAAAATGAAATTCTTGAGGGACTACGGTGTTCTGAACAACAAACCCAAAAGGTTTATTAAAGATAACTTTCCAGTTCCCGCAAATTAAATGATCAGGAAGCGAAGCGTATTTGGCTGTGCTGAAGAAGTTAAATATATTTTTTTTGCTGTCCACTTTGTCCGGTCTCCTATGATCGTTGCTGCGGCGCTTTGGTAAACAATAACATATCCCGTTGGTTTTCGCCCAAGATTATGATTAAAGACTTCCTCGGCTGTCGTAGTGAAAGTGTGTTCCACTGAAATTCGTTTGTCAATTTTATTTTGTGAATCACGCGCAAGGTCCTCCATCTCCGTCTTTTGCTCATCGACTTTTGAGTCAGGCGCTTTAGGCTGTCCAAGAGCATCCCGCCCCACTTGACCGCCCTGCGAGTATTTATCCGCCACCAATTCTGAACCCCTCTATCCTTACGGGAAGCAGCACAATATTGTGAAGTTCCATGGTTTCATCAATGACGTTTCCAAAATAGGTGAGTTGAATATATTTGTAATCCCCCGCTAAATCGTGGGGTACTTCTTTGAGGGGGTTGACGCCCCCGAGCACCGTTTGATCAAAGATAAAATCAAGGTCAAACCTACCGCCGAAAGGCGCGACATTGACTGAGTAAGTCTGCCCGCCTCGGGATCCAAATTCGAAATCGGTTCTTAGCGTAAAACTCCAATCACCGAGCGGATTAAAGAAAGCAAGCACCCAGCGAGGGAAGAGAGTTTTCTCCGGGGTAATGGTTGATCGCATCCACCCTATTGAGAACTCCCAATCAATTGCAACTAAATCATCATTAGTGCCAGTATCAAGCAACCTGATTGATCCATCATCAGAACCCACATAAAGTTGTTCTTCCTCGCTTGTGTTGCGAACCACGCCAAGCGCTGTCACATTGAATCCATAATCATGATATTCCCATGAGGGATAGGTCACGCCATTCTCATCTGCGGGCGTTCTATTAAGATAATTTGCCCGGTAGATCACATTAGGGTTACTCTTACCGCTTTCCGTAATGGCAATAACAAATTGATTCTTCGTGCCTTTTCTGTGGTGCACAGCCTGGACGTCTGGGTATTTGGAAAGATTGCCAGAGGAGATATCAGGCTCAATAAGATTTGATTCGTAATTCACGTTACCGGCGGAATCAATAGACATGAGCTTCGCATTCTCAGCAAGAAACCATTGATCGTTAAAAATGTTCGAGCCTGAGTTTTGAGCAATCCCAAACCACGATGTTGATCTCACGATGGTTATGTAGGGATCATCTGGAACGTAGGTAGGGCGCACCGCTCGAATGCCCCTTGAGGTATGGACCCAGAGCTCATTGAAATTCGGGCTGCGTTGGACTGAATAGATCTTGGCATTGAAATTGATCCTATTATCCGCAGAGTAACTTTCTTGAGGAATCCCCGCGCCCGCTGGCGTTAGATACTCACTATTTGAAAACTCAAGCGTGGTGGAATTTTTCTGGAATCCCCAGATTCTTCCGTCCCATTCTTCCATTTGCTTAAACGTATTCGGGACGTCATTGTCTGCGGGGCCCTCAAGAGTTCCTAGAGACGCATCCGCGATATTGTCTGTATAGGTGGTGGTGGCGTTTGTGATCTCAGCTAATCGGAAGAGAATAGCGCCGCCCGCCGTGGTTCTATAGATTCGTTTATGTGTGACTTGAGTATCAGCGGAGGCAGCCATTACACTAAGATCTACCTTTTCAGTTGAAGGGCTGACGGTCGCGGAGATCCCGGTCCTGTTTGATTCGTGAAGGGTGGCGGAGTTGTAATAAGAAAACGCATAAAGGTAATCCCCTGCCAAAACTCCCGCCGCGCCGGTGGCTACCGTGGGTGCGGTTGTGGGCGGTGTGATTCCCATTTTTCTAAAGTTGGTGCCGTCGTCTGTGGCCTTATTCTCATCCGTGCCGTTGCCCATGTAGCAAATATCATCATAGCTCACATAATTTACAAATAGAGCTGTTGTGAGCCCTGCCCCAAGCGTTGACCACCTTCCTTGATGATCCATCTTAACCACTTTCGTCCCACCATTGATCATGATGTTGTGGACACCTGTAGACGGAATGAAATAATCAAAGATTGTCTTAGGGGTAAAAGTAAGGTCTCCAACATGGAGCTTGGCTGTGCCATTGGCTGTAATCGTGTGAACCGTGTTTCCCGAATCTGTGATTGTCGTGGATTGATCATCGCCGCCAAAATGAAACAAGAGCGAGGTATTTGCATCTGAAGCATACTCAACGGTAGGGGCTGTGAATGCGACCGTGTTCACAGCAGTTCCTTTCATGAGCCTCACCTCATCCATGTGGCCATCATAGTAATCTGCGGGGGTTCCTGTCCCAATACGACCTATCTGAAATGTACCCGTGTAATTTGCGGCGCGGCTAGTGTCAGTGCCTTCTTTCAAGAGAGCGCCATCCACGAAGATGTACCAGGTGTTTCCATTTTCCACAAGCTCAATGTGATAGGAGGTCCCGGTAACAACAACCGCCGCCGCGGTCTTAATGCTTACGGTTGTGCTGGACGCTGCAACGACGAGGATTTCAATGGATCCGTCCGTGTTGACTTTGGCTTGCACGTAGTTGTTATCGTCTGTGATTTGTGAGAAGAGGGTGTTTGCCGAAGTGAGCGTATCCATATTAAGGCAAGCATCAAACGTCCAAATTCCGCCGCTAAGATCAAAATCAGCATGATCAGGCACCGTGAGATAGTCGCTATCGCCATCCAACTCAAGCGCATTATCATCAAGGCCGCAAGGCGCGGTATATGAATTAATTTGTGCAGAACCATTACGTGTTTTCGCCACTCCGGGGATTGATAAATCTATGTTTTTAAGGTAATGAGAGAAACCAAGCGCAAGTTTAGCGCGAGATTGTTTCGTGTTCAGCCCAAAATATTCATTAATTTCTACGGGTGCAACATCTTCAAGAGGCATGCATCACCAAAATTTTCATCATTGGGATTAATATAACATACAAGGTTGCAATGCTTGCTTCTTCTATCCAAGCCTTAAAAGGATTGAATACACCAAGCACCACACTGCCAAGCACTGCAAGGATAAACTGAGCGACCCCGAGATACCATACATCAAGCACGATGCCAAGAGAAAGACCAGTAAGGCCCGCCACGACGCCCACCAGTAATCTCTTAAGGATTTTCTTAAGAACGTCACTGTCATTTTCTACGCCATAGGAAAGATGCAAAGCTATCAAGAGCGGCCCATAGCACAAGAGCTGCCAGTACGAAGAGAAATTGTAAATACTCGCAAATGCTACGAATAATCCCCATCCTAAGTATCTCCTGACCCCGAGCGTGACTTCCGTCCTCCCGGCGAGTGAATAACACAAAGCAAAAATGAATGTGGGTTGCAGCGCTGCTAGGATTTGTTGTATCAATGTGCCCTCACGTATTCAACTTCACAAGCAAACATTGCCTTGAGAGCTTTCTTGTCGAAGCATGAGAATTTCTCGCCATCGATCTCAATTTGATGCTCGGCGACGCTCACGGTATATTCGTCCATCACTTCTTTATTTTTTGCGCAGCCTGTGCAAATTCCAATGACAAGCACGGCAAAGAATAACAACGTCAAGTGGTTTTTTATAGTTTTCGTGATGTTTTTCAAGGTTTGATTCTCCACCGCAATTTGAACATGATTTAACTTTAATCTTACCTGTTTGACTCCATACATGCCCCTTATTTAGAAGCATATTTTAAGTTAAGAGATTAAACTAATCAACGGTTTAAACGGTGAAGTTCCCGTAAGTGATTACGAATATCAATAAGAGACATGGACTCAGCATCTTGATCAAGTTTCTTTGCAACCTCATCGATGGCCTTCCTTCGTTCAGCTTCTTTAACATCGCGTGATTTAAAAATGCGGAAGACGATATACGCTACAAAGAATATCGCCCCCGCAATAAAGTAAGTCAGAGTAGGCACTATTTAACTCTTTTTCCAACAAAGATATAGCCTAAGAATTGCCCAATTTTTGCAATTACGGCATCATCTTTTTTTGTCTCTGTAATATCAGTTATCGCTTTTGCTGCGGTATGGACGGCAAACACTACAACACCAATCTCCACCCAATGATCTTTCACTAAATTGATTAGGTCTGTAATCTTATCCATGTTACCTCCCGGTTAAGGCGCGAAATAAGCTCTTTATCCCGAACCATATTGTACTCATTGCAATTTTAATTCTTTCAAAACGAGTCATCAACTACCTAGTTTCTGTAGAATCATCCTTTGACCTTGACGTAACTGGTCAACATTTGATTTGACATACTCCATGGATTGTTCAACGCGCACGAGCGTGTCATGGTCTTTCCGGGTGGTTTCCTCTAGCTGGTCGAGTCTGTTGCCGTGGTGCTGGTATCCGGCATACGCACTTCCCGCCATAAACACTATTCCCACACCCCAAATAAATACTTTCCAGCTCTGACCAAATTGCTTCATCTCTTGTGCCATTTACTTACCCCTGTTTTTCTTCCGCAACCCGTAGGCCGCGAGATGTATGACGAGCGAGATCATTGCGATTAGAAAGCAAATGAGCGCGGTCCAAGCCCAGAAGGGGTCAGCCGCAATCCATTCGCCGTATTGAGTACTAATTGATTTGTCGCGGAAGATGTAACTAGTGATCTCACCCGCAACCACACAGCCCGCTATCCCGCTGAACACCGTGAACCAATACCACGCCTTACGAACGGCCATGATGATGAGCATGATCGAGGTGAAGCCGATCAGGCTATAAAGCGTTGCGTTGCCTGCGATGTCTAAGAAGTTGTCCATGTTCTCCTTTAGATGAGTTTTGTTTTCATATTAGATTCCTTTTCTTATGCAATTATCACTTGCGGTTTAAATGTTGATCCGCCTGCTGACGCTGTGGGCGCGTTATAAGCAGCGTCAATAGTGATTAGATTTGCAACAAGATCAAAATCAGCGGCGGCGAAGGTGTTAAACCTTAAGTCAGCGACACTTTTTGAATCATAATTAGCAAGACCTCCACCGAGATTGCTCGCGGTGTTTACCTCACCCCCTGAAGCAATCGTCTCAATCTTGTCATAAAGAGCATCTTTACAAGCGGAATCTGTGGTGTCTCCGTTCCAGCCAGCGCCATAAACTGTATTGTCACATGCCGAGCCGCCAGCGCTAATATCAATCTGAGCGACACCAGGGTCGGGTTCGGTGAGTGTTCCGTCTGTGACGATGATGGTGTGAGCGTTCATAATCTCGGTGACTTCATCTTCTGTCTGCACAAGCAAGAAGCGTGTTTCACGAGAAAAAGCCTCCGAGTTGGAGGCTAGAAGCATTACTACAAAAAGGATAATTAGGTTTTTATATTTCAACATCGGCAAGGTCCGGGTGTTTTTCGAGCAAAGATTCGCGCTTAATCACGCCCCTCATTTTGCCCTCTTTGACGACTAGTTGCTCTTTTAGCGCCTTCAAGTTGGCGCGTGTGCCCTCGAGTACCTCCTCTTGTTGATCTACCTCAGACTGACGTTTATTGAGCTTTGCAAACTGTTCTGCAACCTCTTCTAGCTTTGTTTGAATCTCTTTGCTCTCTGTAGTAAGACCGCTGGCAATTCCTGTGAGGTTATCTTTGAAATTATCAAGATCTGTTTTTCGATCGTCAAGCGTGTTTGACGTGCCGTTCAATTTCTTTTCAAGCTTAACAAGTTTGGCTTCTTGCTCATCGAGATAAGCAACTCTTTTCTTCTCGGAGTCGTTAAACCTACTTACAAACGCCATGTGTGCATTTTCTTTTTTCTTAAACGCCGCCTCTTTGAGCCCGACCTCTTTTTTCGCAACAATGCACTCGAGGCGCTCTGTCTTAACCTCATTTAAGCGCTTGGATGCAAGAGTTTGCGATCTTATGGCTTTGCGCTCAAGCTCGCTCAGCTCTGCGCGTTCATGGCCTAGTTTCTCGAGGGCGTTGTATACTGCTTGCTCGCGGAGACTAAGCTCAGTCACAAGCGCTTGGTTTTCCTTCTTGGTCTTTTCAAAGATTCCGCGCTTTTTCTCAAGACGGATCTCGTGCTCAACAATCTCCTCTTGTCGCTTTTGAGCCTTAACATCAAGAGACGCCTGCCCTTTGGAGACTATCTCAGAGAGTTTCTTGTGTTCCTTTCGGAGACGCTTTAGGTCTTCAGTAAGGAACTCCCACGATTTCTGAAGGTCGGCTACATTTTCGCTGGTGAATTTTGTTTCTGGCATGGTGGTCCTCCCGATTAAAGAATTTATTTAAACGCCTACTACGTCAATATTAGCTGTGCTCCCAGACGCGTTTGTGATGTAGATCTCAACAATGTCTGAGATGAAGTCAATCGTGCGCCGTGCGTTGGCGGTTAATGTGATGGCGTCAATAGATGCAGTCGCCTTGTCTGCAACGAGCGGGTAAGCTTTGGTCCTAACCCTGAGCGTGATTGCTTGGTCGGTATAGATCTCAAAGACATTACAAACGCCGTCAAGCTCTGTAAAGAATGTTGAGAAGTCAGTGCTTAGAGCTCGATTGGTCTGGCCCGTGGCAATTCCCACTGCCCCGGATGAGTAATAGCGACCCGCCTCTGAGCGTTTCTTTCGCGCTGCTTCTTCAATGATGTTTCCGTTTGAACTTCTTCCTTCGATTTGATTGTTTACTGGCATGGTAGTCTCCTCCGATTATTAAATTTCTATATTCCAGGGTTCAGCGAATGTTCTAGCTTCAGTTCTTACTTTGTAAGTTGCTTTGAAATCGTCTTCAAGTTCCTTGAGTGCTTGCTTGTCATAGCTGAGAGTGACGCCCCGAGAGCGTTCTTTAAGAAAAGCTCGTTTGCAAGCATACATAGGAATGAGTTCTTTAAAGGGCTCCGGGAAGTCTTGGTCAATCAAAATGGAGTAAACGCTTGTGTGATCCGGGGTGACGGTCCAGGTCGTGACTGTGATTGTTTTGGTGGTTCCCACGTAATCAGCAATGGTTTTGGTTTGCCCCGCACCGGTCCCAGAAACAATATGCACCAGGGCATCGTTGTAATAATCATCACGTGGGTCTGCGCCAGTATCAAGCACCGCTGTTGTGGCTGTTGCGCTCACAAGGTTTGCAGCTCTTAGCTCTGGCGGCATTCCTTGGTAGAAGAGTTGAAGCGCGGCGGCTTCTGCGCTAGCCGGGGCTGGCTCAAGGATAATGTCAGAACCTCGAAGATCCCAGGTCGGGAGATAACTGTCTGCGCCTACCGCTGCAGATGAAGCATTTGCTTGTTCATATCGTTTTCGTTTTGAGAGAGGCACGAAGGAGTTTGAAAGAACCCTCTCAAGGCGAGTCATTCCAATTACGGAACGCTCGCCTGAGAAGTTCGAGGGAAGAGCATAGTTTTCCTGGTTTGCCACAAGCGCATAGGTTTTCTTGCGCTCGAAGAATCCCTGTTTGCAGCGGATGAGAGCAATCAAATAGAGCTTGTAGCCGCTATTTGCCCAGCGATCAATGTCGTCCTCACTGATAAAACCAGTCGCGATGGACTGATTGAAATCACCTCGGACGTAATTTCTAATCGATGGTAAATGCAACATTAGCTGGCAACCTTTGCCGGTTCTTTGATCCCGGTTTTTTGTTTTGTTTTGGGTTTAGCCACAGGTTTTCCCCCGGTGACGCGAGATCTTGAGGTGCCTGTCTCCACTTTCAATTCGCGCTGATTGATATTATCTTCAGCGGTTTCCTCTGGGAGTGTGTTGAGACGACGGTCCACAGACTCAAACGCAGCCTTGTTGATCGTTTTAAGGATTGCATCAACTTGGTCAAGCTCCTCACAGGTCTCAATAATGATGTCTGTTGGTTGCTCTGGCGATAGCTTTGCAGCTTCGCGCTCCTTGTTCATTGTCCTATAGTTTCTGAGGCGACCCTCAAGCATCTTGCGACGAGCCTTGATTCCTTTGAGGCGCTCGGATTTGATCAATTCGTCCGTGATGCCATCATCTGGAAGCTTCACAATGCCATAGGTGCATAATTTAAAATAAAGATGGTTGACGATAACATCTTCGCCAATGCGACGCTTACAGCCGTCGTTCTCGTCGGGTTGAAAGGTAAAGACTTTTCCGTCGAATTTTCCCTGTACAAGTTTCCCTGAAGTATTCCAAAGTATCATGGTGTATCTCCCTATGCTTTTAGCATTGTTTAAGTTTCACTGTTATTAAACCACGCGCTCAGGTTTCCCGATTCCCTTTGTTGGAGCATTGCTTGGGATTTTATAGGGGAGCACTTGGTCGCGTGTAAGTCTTCCATTTTGGGCATTCCAAACCGCAGCTTCAAAGGCATATCGATCTTCCTTAAGGCGGCTTATGCGATCCTGTTTGTTCTTTGCTTTGAGCTTCTGTCTGTGCTCATTTTCTTTGTCAAAGAGGTAATCATCAAATTCATCCGCGCTCTTGAAATTCTTCCACACATCACAATCCCGGAGCTTTTTGATTGTCTTACGTTCCACTTCTGGCCAAAGTTCCCCAAAATTACGCTGGACCGTGAGTTCATGGACTTGTTTGCCCTTTCTCACGGCCCAGACATAAATTTTGTTTGCTTCAACATCACGAGTCGCATTCAGGCAATCATCATACGCCTTCAATTCCTGGATAAAATCCTCGGAACAGTCTTGCGTTTTGAGGGCCTGAATGCCACCCGGAAGCATCAACATTATCTGCCGATCGCCATAAACGGCACTGCGTCAAGCGCCGCAAGATCGTATGTTGGCGCTGATACTGCGTTTCCAATACCCGTCCCATCGTCATAATAAGCACGCAAGGCGCCTGCGCTTCCATTCCCTGCAGTTCCGTTAGGATGGTAAGCCCAGCTAAAAATACCTTCATTCGACGCATTACCAACTGTTTCGTTGGCGTGTACGCTCAAAATGTCAATGCTTGTCATTCCAATTTGGTTTGGAACAAGATACTCACCGCATCGACCGGTTGTGGTGTTACAAGGATAATCAGAGTCAAACGCAATGGTTCCAATCACGCGCTTTTTCTGGTTTCCAAGAACATCTGTATATTCTTCACGGCTTGTCACCGTATAGGTTACAGCCAGTGCATCAACTGCAAAGCAGGTGAAGACTAAAAGTGCTGCTAAGGCAATCTTAAAGTAGCTTTTCATGATGGTTTCCTTTGTTGAGTAAGTTAAATCCGTTTAATCAAAATAAAGCCGGGGGCCGAAGCCCCCAACTTAGGCTAAGAGACGCTGGCTTAGTCTGTCAACGTCTGAAGGTTATCAAGTCGGACTAGGCAGTTTGGCTGCTTCGTTCCGCAGTTCCCGTAGTTCTTATAATACGCTTCAAACGTATCAGTCCGAGGAATACGGTGAACTGTTGACCCATCCGTGTCATCAAGACGAGTCGCGTGTGTTTCATAGCGCTTCACAGCGTTTCTAGGGTACATATACACAACTTCTTTCTGACAGTCATGAGACACCATCCAACGATGACCGTTCCAATCAAGTGCCGCGAAGCCACTATCAAGATTATCATCATGGTAACGCTTTTGAGGCGTGGTGAGGTTAAGGTACTGACGGCGCTGATTACGGTGAGAAACTACCGTATCAATCTTCTTGCCGGAAACTCGTTCACCTTTATCAGATGAGCGCTGCAAAAGATCATTTGTGAGCTGCGCGCTAGAAGCGTCAGTAATAGAACCATGCCAGATTGGGCTATACGTAGTTCGTGACAATCCTTGGAATGTCGTGAACTCCGTGCCATCGTCGGTAATACCAAAGAGACCCATCATCTCTTTACCTTCGGCTGGCGAACTGTCCTTGATGTTCTCTCGAACAATGATGCCGTTATCGTCACACGTTACAGCGGATGCCACCGTGATCTGAAGGTTAGCTTCATCAATCGAAGAAATTTCAACGGCAGCAGCTTGCTTGGTGGTGCCTGCAGAATCGAAAATATCGATTGTCATTCCAGCAAAGAAATATTGAACGGAATCGACTGTGATGGTTGCTGATGCTGCTACTGCACCATTCACAAGCGTTAGCGTTCCATTTCCTGTACCAAATGCTTGACGGTTCATATCTTTCTTCATGGCTGCCAGAGCGTCTTCGAACTCATCGTCCATACCTGATACAAACGCATCAACCTGGCTCTTTGAGAGAGTCATTGCAAAACCGGTTAATTCAATTGCCCAGATGTTAATCTTTGCTGCAATTAAGGACTGCTTACGAACACCGGTTCGATTTGCGCGGAACTGCTCACTTTGGTTCTGAGCACCACCATTTTGTCGGCGCTGCATTCTTACGCCGAAGCGAAATGATCCGTCTTCACCACCTGGTTTATCTGCAGCGAGAGGCATGGTGCTGATAAAATCAGGATCGGTTTGTTGCTGTGTTTCAATATAGTTCCCGCCGTAATGGCGTTTTAAAAGACCGTCTAGGTCTGCGAGGATAGTTGCTCCCATAATAATGACTCCTTTGGTTATTTAAATCTAGGTTGCTAATTTCTCTTTGAGCTCTGCAGCCATTGCCCGCTGCCGCTCAACTTGTCCCATTGGTTTAGGGGCTGGTGTTCCAGACCCTTGCCCGCTTAACGCGTCAGGCGTTATATTTCCTGGTTTCTTTACGGCTCCCGCAAGTAGCGTACGGCGATCTTCCTCAACTAACTTCACAGCATCGGCCACAAGGGTCGTCATGTTGTCAAGGCTCAGTTTTGGATTTCTGCCCGATTTTTGTGCCGCTGCAAGATCCTCACCATAAGCGTCATAGACTGACTCTTTAACATACCGTTGTTCCGATCTTGTCAGAGCCTCAATCTTTACAGTTTCAAGAGCGCTGGCTACATTGTTGTCGTAGGTGCTTTCAAACTCTTTGCGATTTTGTTCAGCTCGTGTTGCAGCTTGGTCCTCGAGCATTTTATCCACTCTAGGATCCCTCACATCGCCTTTGTCCGCGACCTTATCACCACCCGTACCGCCGCCCCCATCACCTTTACCACCAGCTTTTCCCTTGTTAATTAAACCCATCACGTCATCGAAAATGCCTTCGTCAGTGATTTTGTTAATCAACTCGGTTGCTTCTTGGTATTTCTTAGGATCGAGGTCCTTCAGCTCATGATACCGATCAAGGTCAATGTCCTTAAACTTGTCTTCATTCTCTTTAAAACGATTGAAGTAAGACACACCTTTATCGTCGTGGGTTGGATCTGGATCGCCTGACTTACCCTTGTCATTTTGGGGATCGGGAGCCCCAGCGCCATCATCTTCGCCACTACCAGATTCGGGAGACGAGGATCCCTTGCCCTGGCCAGCGTCACCGCTACCACCGTCGTTTTCAAGCGAAAAGTATAAGTTCGGGAAGAACATTTTAAATATATCTAGAGCTAAGAACATTTGAATCTCCTTGTCGTTTTACGGTCTTGTTGTCCGCCCGCCCGCCATAATGACGGGGCGGGGCGTTTCCCTTTAGGATTTATTAAACGCCTTCAGCGACCCATCGGCCTAAAGTATCTGCGTCTGTAACAATCGTCACAGCCCCACTTGAAAGTGGAAATGTTTCATTTACTACGGGTGCTCCTGTTTGAATTGAGGAGCCCGTGGGTTGAATTTGAAAATGATCCACGCGATTAAGGCCGGTTAAGACTTCGCCTCCGGTTGAACCGCCATCGTTCACATAGGTTCCTTTGATCATTCTTTTGTTGCCCATTACTGTTTTTTCTACAACTGCAGGTGTGAATGCCATTTTGTTTATCCTCCGTACTCTGTTGCCATTGTTTTAAGTTTTGCGGTTTTAGTTTCTGATTCGCTTTTCTTGCCATCCTCGAGATTGATTGAATGAACCTCGAAAGCGTAATACTTCCGGGTGCCCTTCTCGGTTGACTTTTGAGCGGAGGTTTTGACTTTTAACTTGACTGTGGCTGTAATCTCAGTGCCAGCTTTAAGATTTCCAAGGTCCACGTTTGGGCCGTCTGAATACTCACTCCCAATCTCAAGACGTGGGTATTTCATTTCCGTTTTCTTTGGAGATGATGTAGCGACTTCTGCCTCGTATCTCTCTTCTTTATATCCTAAGTTCTGCATGTTTCCCCCATTAAAAAACCCACTCTGATTTCTCAAAGTGGGTTCCTGACCCTAACTTAAATTGTCGGTTTTACCGGAACTATTTACCTAATGGACTGTCAAATAAACCTTTTGTTTGCCCACCGCCGCCTGACGCGCCTGGTTGTGGTTTCTCTTCAACTGGTTCTGGCACTGCTTCGTTCTTTGATAATATCTCAATATACTCCTGATGCCGTTTGAAGAAAAGATTTTTTGTCTTATCTTCCAATTCAAGGAACTTGGGATCTTTCATATAACGAACCAAAACAACTAGCTGAACATCGGCGTCATGCACCTCGTCAAGCACGGGCGGATACTTATTATCAAGCATCATTTCAATGGCTTTCTCCGCCATCTTCATATCAATATTGCTTTCACTGAAGAAGTCAGCAAGACCGAATTGCTCAAGGAATTTCTTGTGGAGATAGGGATCTTCCACGATCTCACCAAGTAATCCTGTCTGAGCAAGACGCATGATGATGTTCTGGCGCATGAGTCTGCTTCGCGCAATGGTTGAGCCTTGCTCAATTCGAACGGAAGCATTATCTCGGAGGTCAGAGCCTACAAACTTATCCCAATCATTCTGAGTGATGTCTTTTGAGAACTTCTTAAATTGTTTTGCGCGGGTTTTGTCAGGGGCAATATAACACTCTTGAAACACCAGTAAGTCAAGTTGCTCACTCTTTTCAATAAACTTCTCCCACGACTCAGTTTGCTTGCTCATTGCTGTTTCCGCAGCCTCTTTCAAGATCTCGAGCTGGCCAAGCGTTTGCACGCCTTTGGGGTTTTTGCCACTTCTGATGTCGGCTGAGAATGCAAGCATATCTCCATCGCGGATCATGATGTCGCGTTCTTCCAACACTTGATTTGGTAGCGGCGTACCCGCGACTTTCTGTGGTATTGCTCCGGTTGTGGGATCTACGGTATAACGAATCTCAAGGCCAGGAACTCCCACAGGGTAGCCCTCTGCAATATCTGCAGTGTCGGGAATAAGCCAATGACCCGCAGCCATCACTTTACGGTTGTAGGCAACAAGCGCGTCAATTGAGTTGATTCTCCGTTGAAGTGGAATGAGTTGTTGAGCAAGGGAAATAGCATAAATGGAACCAGGTTGTTTCATTGGGCCCCATGAAGTATAGGGATGCCAGAATTTGCCCCCCAAATAATAATAACTTGAAGGGCCTTTGTAGAGCACCAATCCCCCGGCTACTACAAGCTGGCGGCCTTGAGGGTATTTCAAAGAGGGTTCTACATAAACCTCGTGGACAATAGCAGAGTCTTTGATCTCTCCGCCTGATGTTGCTGATCCGCTATTTGAGCCTGTGCCTGTGTTTGATGTTCCTTCAATGAGATTCTTGAGGCCCTCACCTTGGGCAAGGACGTTTGCAACAACTTTTTCCTCTTGTAGCTGCTCTTCTAAAATTTCCGGGTCAATGAACCCTTCGCCGCCCTGGCCATACTGAGCTTTAATCCAATCAATTCGGCGGGGTCGTGATTCCATCACAATGCCCACGTCGCGCCAATGAGAGGGAAGACCGTCAAAACTTATATTGAATGGCGATACAATCTCCGCATTTGGTTCTTTGATTGGGGTTTTTACAAGCTCGTCTGTGACTTTCCCAGCTTCATCTTTCTTGGGTGTCTCAAGCACGGATCCCGTTCTTTTCTTAAAAGATTTCCTGAACACAATCCCGCAGCATAAGCCCCACAGCGCAGCTTCATAATAAAGATCATCCTTCTCTAAATCATCCCAAAGAAAGGCTTGAATTGTCTCGGCAATCTTTGCAGCGCTTTTGTCTTCAGGTTCTTCTGAGTTGGGATCCACAACGCCATTTGGCTTTGAGGTAAATTGTGAGGCATTGATAATAATCCAGCGGAGCATGTGATTTGTGACGGGTCGGTCAATGGTTCGATTGGATTCTGTGACGGGTATGGATTCCCATCGATGTTGGTGCTCGTTCCATTTTACCCATTGATCACCAATGAGGAAGTGAATGGCTTGAGACCAGTTCTGTGCGCGGGTTGTTTTTCGGTTGACATCTTGCTCGTACCACTGATTGATCTTACCCACGAGTTTAGTATCATCATCAAATTCCAATTCGGAAACTACGAAATCAAGTCCACTGAACATAGGCTCTTTGTTTGGGTGGGGTTCAAGGACCCTTGCTCGGTTTTACCGGAAGTCATTACGGGTAGGATTCTACTGCATGATTCCCAATTCTTGAAAGCCTTTCATCACTTGACCCATTTCTATGTCGGTCATTTCTCTTGGTTTCCCGGTGACATCATCCACTTTCATTGGTTTTTTTGCTCTTGGCGGCTTGCGTTCTTCAGTCCCTTTTTTGTAAAAAAGCAATGACTTGGGATCAAGCAGGCACATAAACTTTTCATGGAGATCCGTATTCTGTTTTGCCAGGCGTTCAAGCTCAGAATCTTTTGCCTTAAGCATCCCCTCAAGCTCGGCAACCCTTCGCTCTAGCTCGCTTGTTCTAAACATTCAACATAATCCTCGCTGTTTATTTTCGTCACATTCCCGCAAGGCTTGATGATGGATGATGAAATATGCACCACGGCGGGACAAACAAAATGCGTCTCACCCTTGATGAGAACCTCAGAGTAAGAGTTTTTACCGAAACGAAGACGGACGTGGATCACGCCTTCTTGATCAACTTTGCAAAGCATTCGTCCGCACGCGCCACACCTGACTTCTTTTCTCATTTGGTCATTCCCTCTGTGATTGTCTCAAAAATTATTGTTTGCATGTTTTTACAGTGGTGGCATTTGATTTCAATAAAAGCTTGGATTTGCTCATATTTGGGCCGGTACATAGCCGTCAATAGCTTTTGCGGGAAGTTTTCAAATTCGTCAGTGTAGCCACAGTCGGGGCACATATGCGAGTTTGGCATGTCAAAAGATTAGCAGATCTAGCTTAGAGTATCAAGAAAGCTTTTGACACCTTTTGATTGTTGTGCGGTTTCTTTCTTCTTTTCTTCACGGTCAATACGCGCTTGATCTCGTAATGCAAGCCTTGAAATGTCGGGGGTTGGTTTGTTTTTAATGATCTTAGGTTTCGTCACAGCGAAGTATCTCATTGCATCCCCACAGTTATGGACAATGACTCCGTTCTCAACGGTGTAGTTTTTTACGTGCGGGACGGTGAGGTTGTATACCTCTTCTTCTCCTGAGGGCTGTAGCTTTACAATTCGCATGGCAGTATTTTGAAAGCGAACGGCGTGAAATTGGCGTTTTGTAGCTCGCGCCGCACACCACACAAACCTTTTCAACCAAGGCCATGTTCTTCCACACTTTTTTTGAATGGAGGGCATGCCATTTCCTTCCTGCTTCAGATCCGTGCCACTTCGCGGCTGCTGGTTGAGCCTTGGTAAATAATATCTCCATGATTCGTTTGATGTTAGCGGGTGCTTTGCTGTGGTGGGATGCATGCTCAAAGTTTGACATGAGCTGTAGATTTTCAATCCTGTTGTCGGAGCGGTTCTCATTCTTGTGATGGACGCAAAACCCCTTCTTGATTTTTCCGTGGGCGTCTTTCCAAACTTGAAGATGAAGCCGACTACCTTTTTTTTGAAAATATTGTCCGCACAAGTAATAACGGATTCCATTAAATTCTTGGATAGTTTTAGAGATAACTTTATACATGAAGTATCTGATTGTATCAGAACGTCGGATTCTATCTTAATTTCTTTTAAATGCTTCCAACCGCGCTGTGTTAGAAACCTATGATCAGGTGTTGCTTTAAGGCTTGATCCATCCTCAAATGTAACCTCCCATACCTTGCTCACGCGAGTACGGCGAACACTCCGGCATTTTCTATAACCTTTTGTTGTCGCAACATAATATTTTCTTCCCACCATATCCTTGATCTTTATTTTCCGAAACAGACAGCCAATCCTTGTCTCTCCTGTAAAGCAATGATCCTCTCCATCCGTGTCAACATCCTCTGGATGAAGATCATCATGAATTAACCCAGGGATGGTTCTGATTGAGTTCGCACAGGTTGAAAAGAATTGTATCCACGGAAGACCGTCAGGCGCAAGCGCGAACCACTCCCGTAAACGATTCCAGCCTTGCACGCGTTGATTCTTTGCAGGTCTAAACTGACGGCCAAGAACTTTCTTAAACGTGCTTGCAATTGATCCAGACGCCTCACCTTTCTTTGAAAATATTGATGGGTCTGCAAGCCACCCATAATATTTAGCGCCCATGTTTTCATCTGCATCCACGAAGCGTTTCATTTCTTTTGCCACAACAGATGAGATTTTGTTGGTGCAATAGATTTCCCGGTAAACATAGGCTCTACCCGTGGGGGCCACAGCAATCCATAATAAACAAGCAGGTTTCGCCATGCCCCAATCCATCGTGATGTATCTTGGCCATTCAACAGGAATCTTGAAGGGTCTTATGACATGAGTCTTTGTCTTGAACTCTCCAAAATATTGCCCTGCAAACGTGTTCCAATCACCATCAAGCAAAGCGGTTCTTATGGCTTCCGGCATGGATTGAAGCGCAAGAAGGTAATTTGGATCTTTTTCAAGAAGCTTGCTGTTATCCCATACCTTCGCGGGAATATAGGTTCGTGTACGATATTCTGTTTCTTTGGTAAGTGGATTTATGATGGGCTCAGAGATGATTTGTTCGCCGAGTGGAAATGGATCAATGAATCTATCCTTAACCCAGAGGTGCCCTACATTGCCAGGGTTTGAGGCAGAGCGGATTGCCACTGGCACACCACGAATAGAGCGAGCTCTTGTCTTTAGGTAGGTGTATTGAAACTCTGTGAAATGGGTAAGCTCATCAAATGAGATGTCATCAAAGGCGGAGGATTGATACTTGTAAACATCTTTCTCATTCTTGCAGTAGCCAAACTCAATGACGCCATTGTTTCTGTCGGTCCACTTCTTCTTTTGCTCGTTCCACTTCCATTCAGGGAGCCCAAGAAGTTCATGACTCCTTGGGATGAGTGAACCTTCTTTTTGAAGTTCTGTGATGGTGCGTCTAAGGATGAGACCTTTGGATCCTGGGTATTTTTTTCTTCTGCAGATATTAAATGCGAGGATCGCGTCAGACTTACCACCGCCCGCGGCTCCCCCATAAAACGCTTCATCGCACTGCGAATAAAGAAACTTTAACTGGCGGGGCTGGCCTTCCCATACTGTGTCATTGGCATTAACTCTCAGGCTCTTCGAGATTGTCACCAAGAACCCCCGCCGCCGCCATAATCTCTGAGACTCCTTGCTTCAGGTCTCCCATAATCTCAATGCGATTCTCGATATATGATTTGGTGGGTTCTTCTGCGTGCTTTACCGCTTTCTGGGATTGTTTGATCAACGACTCAAGGAAATAATAAACATCCCTCAGGAGTGCTTTGGAAGTGATGACCTTCAAGATAACTGCATGAAGGCTTTTGTTCGGGCCGTAATCAAAGAACTTCCCTATGTTCTCCTTGCACCTTACCGCGAGCTCACCATTTGGAACGGTGTAAATGGGAAGCAAGTAGAGCGCCTCTTCCATATCTCGAATCAGCGTGATTGCCCGGTGCCACTGCGCGATCACTGTCGCGGAGGTTAGGAACTTGTTTTGTTCTGCTTGTTCAATAAACGCGTCCACGCTGGGTTGAAAGAATGCAATTGCTTTTTGCGCGAGCCGTTCTGCATGCCCTGAATATTCAAGGCTTGAGTTGTTGTTGAGTTCTTCAAGAAATACTTGCTCTAGGTCTTTTTGTAGATCGCTCATAATATTTCATCCAGTCCGGCGCCACCTACCACAATCACAGTTCTTCCGCCCTCTTCTGTCGCCACTTCAATTTTTCCCGTCACAGGAATTAGCAATCTTCTAATCTTTGTGTAGAGTTCTGCAGCGCGAAGCCGCGTGCCGTGGTCTGCCACAATAATCTTGCGATTTTTTGGCTTCCCTTTTGAGCGAATTGTCTTGATGGTCACTGAGCCCGCGTCCATGGCTTCAGCAACAACGCGTGCGGCCTTTTCGTCTGTGGCTCCCTGACTGCTCAAAGTTTCATAGAAATCCTTAAGACGGTCCTGAACGTTGCTTGATTTTACGGCGTCGTGTGAGTTTGAAGGAGAGGCGTATCCTGCCACTTTTCCAGCGGTAGTTATGTTGATGTCTTCACCATCGGCGAGTTGGCGCTTTATCTCAGCGATGAGTTTCTTTTGACGAGTTGAGAGAATCTTAGGTTTTCTTTTCATAAAAGTTTAACTTTTTTAGGTGGGCACCCCCGTGAAGAGGTGCCCTTTTTAAAATATCAACCTTGCCATTGATTGATGTTTGGCCCTCGTTGAACAGACCGAATATTACGTGCTGGTGTCTCAGTATAGCCGAAGACAGTGCAATCCACAATGTCAGGACCCCAAACACGCGTCACAATCGCGGGCTGGTATTTGTTCTGCTCAGTTCTGACAATGACTGTGCTGCCCATTAAAGTCTCGCTTGGTGCGTTTACTTGTGGCTCTGACGTTTCCACTCCATCAACAGGAGCGGCGCCAACTTGCGCTGGGCCTGGGTCCGTTGTTGGAAGCATTTCGGGTTGCTCTTGTGGTTCCGGTTCCGGTTCCTTTTCTTTATTCTTTTTGGCGGTCATGGTGTTCATCTCCTTGTTGGTTGTCATGGTTTAAATTTAGAGTCAAGTTTTGCAAGTAAAAAAATAATGATAGCAGCTAATCGCGGGATGTGAAAAGGGAAATGAGCAACGCTCACGATAGCAATGGCAAGCGCACTCGCTCTAAGCGCACTTAGCTCGGTAAGTTGTTTGTATGAGAAAACAAGTATTCTTGTGCCGCTTGTATTCTTAAAAACCCACCGGCGCACCAATAATAAAACAAGCAGTAACCCCAAAAGTCCATGTTCGTAAAACACTTTCAAGTATTCATTATGCGGATGATCCCAGATGTATCCATGCAAACCATTCTCTTTTTTTCCGCGCAAGTCATCCATGATGAACTTTAAATTATGGAACACACCGCCGGGTTGCTTAAAGTGAATTGATTCAATCCTTGATGTGTCGGTGCCGTTGGCATGAGCAATTTCAAGGATCTTTGCTTTGAGAGGTTCCTCATTCTCAGGTTTGACATTCACTTGGAAATAAGTGTTCTCGTGGCCTCGGAACTCGATGAACATTGTTTTTTGATAGCTCCCTACACCGTGTCCAATAAATGGGCTCCTGAATGCCTTTGATGCAACCATCTTCCAAACCATGCCCCGCCGACTCCATTGGCCAGTGGACGAGTCCTTCACCGCAACCAAAAATATTAGTCCAGCAATTGCCCCGATAAATAGGCATAAATAAAGGGTTGGGCGAAATTTGTATCTCTGCGTGAAAAAGTAGCCCATCCCAAGCGCAAGCGCAACACAGGAAAAGATTGACTTTGAAAGTAGCACCGCCCCTACGGAGAGCACAAGAGCCCAAGGCGTGAGCGTGAAAAGCACCGGCGCGGTCACAGCGGCATAAATGCCCATATAACTAGGCAATGTGAAGAAACCTGACGCCTCTTGGTTTTGGAAGAAAAAAATGTCTTTTCCTTGCATCTGAAGCAAAGAGAGCACGAGGTTCACCACAAGCACAGCAAGGAGAATATGCCGCCAATATTTCCCATCATAACCAGAAGCTACAGCGTGAAAGATCAATGCCCCGCACGTAAGGAAGATCATCTTGTCTACATAAAATTCTGATGGTCCAAACATGAAAAGATGGGCAGCGGAGAGAAGGAGGAACGCGCCAATAAGTTTATTGTTGTGCATTACCGCAACAAACAACACGGTCATGTACAAAAAGAAACTAATTTGTTGCAATCGAATGTTTGGGTTTAATTGATCCATGTAGTAGAAAAGCGGGGAGAGTCCAAGTAGGACGAGAACGAGGTCAATTTTAATCCCGGAAATTCTCAGGTTCATTGGTTCCTTGGTCTAATGAAATCTTTGTATTTTTTGAGGTAGTCTTGGGTTTTTTGTGGGAGTGTATTATTAGGCCTTGCTCGCGCATGCCAATCACGCCACTTCCCTATACCCCCTTTTTTAGTAATAAAAGAAGGATATATTAAATATACGGATAGTTCAAACAGAACTTTAGCAGGGAAGCTTAAAATAAATGTTGCGATCTTACTTTTTTAGGCGCATAATTCAAAACTATGGAAAAAATAGCGCGTCAACCCAAATCTGTTATAATTCAAACGTGGGTGTTCTTCCAGGAACTTTCCATGGTTCTCTTTACGTTGGCGCGTATGGGGACACTCACGCATTTCTAAGACGGCTAGAGCCTCAAAACTCTGGCCGTCTTTTTTTTGCCTTCAGTGATTCTCCTATTTTTTCCATTGCTTTCTTTTCAGGTTATTTTAAGAAATTAACCGAATGTCTTATCAGTAGGCCCGTCAAGCATGCGCCTGACCCGAGGTCCAATCCCTCGGTTGCGGGGAGGCAACGGTACACCCAATACGTTGGCAATAGCGGGGCTGAATTTGGTCAGACTCTAAAATATAGGCTAGTAAGTCAAGGGCTACTCAACACGCATCTCGGTAGATCCTCGCAAGCTAGAGAACCACTGAGGGAGTCCTTGCTACTGATGCGGGGAGGGAATCAGATGGGTATGTCGTTTAATAAATTTCTATAGGAAGAGGAGCTATGGAAGGTATGTTTTTGGTAACAAAGTCTTGGTTAGAAGCAAATATGTCAAAAGGGGTTGGTCTTAAAAGAGCTCAGGCAAATTGCCTTAGTGTTGCTTGGCCACCAAGGAAAGGTTGGAAGCGGGCTCTCATTGGCCGTGTAATTACCTTACGCAAAAAGCATGAGTTTGAAAGAGGGTGTGGCCTTAATCGTTGGAAGATAAAGGCTCTCAAGAAAAATGAGGCGCTAATACGGCACAGCCCACTTAAAAACCTCCAATATTGTGAGCATGGCAGAAATGCTAAATTTTGCTGCGAATGCCGGTATCATAAAAAATATACGTTTAAACACTAGGCCCTTCCCCTCAAGTTTCCTCAAAATCCGCCGAAGTATGAAATATATTTCAAAATAGCTTGACTACTTTTCTACTCTCAGCTATATTCTCATCATCAAGACAAGGAGTTCTATGGATACAATGGCTCAAGAGTATAGGAAGTTCCGAAGAGAGAAGGGTCTGGAAATGATCACTATTCTCACTGAGGACTTTAAAATAACGAAGTACCGCATCGCCAAGACCATCGGCGTCAAGTGGCCCACCATCTGGCGATGGTTCGAAAAAGGAACCGCCCCTCAAGACGCTCAATTTGATGCCCTTGAGAAATTCTATAGAAGCGAGGCCCGAAAACGTGGAAAATTCAAAACGACTCAAAAATCTACTTAAACGCCAAGATAAGCTCATTGTGAGATTCAGGCTTATCAGGCGCCAAATGAACCGAGAGCTAAGGAGACATGAGCAATGGAGACGTCAAAACGTAAGCATATATCCCATTCCGCCATCAACGCCTATCTAGAGAAATGTGGGGAGTTCTACCGTCGCAACAAGATTGAAAAAGAGCGAGTCCCACCCACAGCCTACCTTCTCAAAGGCACCGCCGTCCACGCGGGATCCGAGGTAAATTTCAAGCAGAAGATCAAGACCTATGTAGACCTGAGCGCGAAGAAGATTCTAGAAGCAACCGCTGATGCCTTTGATGTGCGCGTAAAGGACGAGGGAGTCACTCTAACGAAGGAACAGGCGTCGGTAGGGTACAAGATAGTCCTTGGCAAACAAAAGGACCAGGCGGTCGGTCTAGCGCAAATTTACACCGATCAGGTAGCGCCTCACTATCAACCAAAACTTGTTGAAGAGTTCCAGCGAGTCAAGCTTAACGAGGAATATGATCTTCTTGTGAAACTTGATCTCATTTCAGATAAAGACGAGATTGTGGATCTTAAGACAGGTAAACGCTCAAAGAGCCAGGGTGAGGTAGACCGGGATCTCCAATTCGGGATCTATGGCCTTGCCTTTCGCGCGATCTACAAGAAAGACCCGAGGGCGATCCATATCGAGAACCTTGTGGACACAGGAAAGACTCAGAAGCGCGTTCTTTTAAGCACCACACGCGACAAGCGCGATTACAAGACCGTTGTTGACAAAATCAATCTCTTTCTCTACGGGGTCAAGGCGGGTGTGTTTATGCCAGCAAAGAAGGGATCCTGGTACTGTAACGAGGATCATTGCGGGTTCGCGCAAACCTGCAAATTCTATCAATTCTACAAACGCGGCGGCGGAAAAGAGACGGTTCCATTCTGGATGAAGCGAGCTAAAAAGAAAGCGGTGAAAAAGTGAAGACTCACTATCTAAAAGCCACACGCGAAGGATTTGCGGCCTCTTGGAGCGGCGCTAAATCATTCGAGATTCGGTTCAATGATAAGTTTCAAATCAACGAAAAATTTGTTTTGCAAGAGCACAATCTTTCCAAGAATGAATATACAGGCTGGGAAATTGAAGGCTACATCACTTACATGAGTAGCTTTAATCAAAGACCTGATTTTTGTGTTTTCAGCTATCAAGAAACTGCGCGGAGGGAAGGATGAAAGAGCGCTCAATGGTATTCCCAGAAGATTCTATCTTGAAGCTGCTTGATAGGAGTAAGACTCAGGTGCGGCGGATTGTAAAGCCACAGCCTTGTGAGTGGGTGGATAGAATCGAAGTTGAGAAAGATGGTTTCTGTCGTTTTTTTGGCGTAGACGCCGGGACGCCCGTAGCAATGAGAAAAGCTGGGTCTTGGTTGCCTGAAATTAAAGCCCCTCACCAAGTCGGCGACAAAATCTGGGTCAAAGAAAAGTGGTCCGGGAATACGGGTTGCATTGCTTACGAAGCGAGCCATGCCTTAACTCAAAAAATGAACAAGGGCACAAGATCAGAGATTGTGTGGAAATCCGCGAAGAGTATGCCCCGGTGGGCTTCCAGGATCACGCTTCAAATAACCGGCGTGTGGGTTGAGCGTCTTAGTGAAATTTCTGAGAAAGATTGCGCTAAAGAGGGTTACGCGCCCAGCACAAAGTTCAGGTCATCTTGTGAGCTATTCAGAGAATCTATTGATAAAATCTACCCCGGCTCCTGGGAAAGAAACGAGCGGGTGTGGGTTTACACCTTCAGTTCAGTACAACTATGAAAGGAACAAAATAATGCCAAGAGGAACTTCGAAATGTAAATCATGCGGTGCTGAAATCTACTGGCTCAATACTGAAAAAGGTAATTGGAACCCGGTCGATGTGAAAACGATGACGATAGGGGCTACTGTCTTTGATCCTAAGACAATGACCTCTCACTTCGCAACTTGTCCTAGCGCGAATCAACATAGGAAAAAATGGTGATAATTTTTGCGGGGATTGGGAAGCGAACTCAAAGGAGATTAAACCATCATGATTAGATACGCGGCCAAGCTGCTCGGTTTTTTGTTCTGCGTTCACGAACCCTCAAACGTCGTTGAAATGGATCGGTATACCAAATTTGCGGCTGTCTACGGTGAAGGCCGCCTCAAACTCGATGTTTGCAAGCATTGCGATAAGCAAGTCTACAGGTGCGCGAAGCTATGAAGAAAACAACAAAGAGAGAAATTGAAGCGTTTCGCAAGGGCATGAAACATGCGCTTGAATTGCGGGCTTGGAGTCACTACAGCCGTTTATACACAGGTAAGAAGACTCGGCGTGGTTTCGGGGAATACACCCTCGCTAGGGACCTCATGCACGTCAACAACGGCGGGTATGATCAAATCGTAGTATTTCACTTTGAACAACAACCAATAAGGGGTAAAAAATGAAGCTTCGAGTCGAAATTGTAGCAAACGGTTTTATTCTGTATACGCAAGACAACAGCGATTCTATGGCGTCTTTTGACACTGTGTTCGTTTATCAAGAGTCCGGGGAGTTAGCAAACCAACTTGAGATGCTTCAAATAGAGAAATACAAGAAACATAAGTAACATTCCTACTTTACTTCTATTTCATTTAAGACGATAATGTTCAAAACAACTTGGAGGCACACATGGTAAAACCAAAGAGCAAACCCGAACCCCAAATCTCTAGCAGTATGCAAAAGATGGTGCTTGACGGCCATCAGATAGTCAGGATTGAAAACGAAGTCCAGCAACAAATTGCAGTCTTGCGTCCGCGAGATGAGCAAAAAGTCCTTGAAAAACTCACCAACGAATTAGAACTTTATCCCAACATGGCGAAGACAATTTACTACTCGATCCCTTTTAAGAATCGCGCTAAAGGGACCACGGATTGGGTAGAAGGTCTCACCATCAAAGCAGCAATGGCCATTCAGCGATGCTGGGGAAGCTCTTCCAGCGCGTGCAGGGTGGTTGAAGAACGTGATGACGGGTTCATCTGTGAGGGTGTTTTTATGGACTATGAGACAAACACTCGGGTCATGCGTCAGGTTAAAGTTTCGCGCTTCTTTAAGCCACGCGGCCAGAGCGCTATGGTTCCCCTGAGCGGTGACAAGCTTGAAGTTGCTATTGCTTCAGGAATGTCAAAGGCAGTGAGGAATGCTGTCAACAACGCGATGCCAGAGGGCCTCAAGATGGCCTACTTCGATGAAGCAAAGCGGATTTCCTGCACGAAGAAAGCGGCTCAAGGTTTGAGCGTGAAGAAACAACCTCTAGTCGAAAGAATAAGCGAAATACTGCAAGGGCTTGAGCGCTTCGACATCATGCCTGAAGAGGTGAAGGTGCTTGTTGAGAAAGACAAGCTAGGCGGTGAGGATTGCGACCGACTCCTTGGTCTTCTCAATGCGCTTGAAGACGGCCACGTTACTAAAAAAAGCATCTTCGAGAATTTTGAGACAAGGAAAGAAGAGTCGCCGGATGTGGTTGACCTCAAGGATCTAATTTGAAAGACCATGAAAAGATAACAACCGCGATTTGTGCAAAAGCGCGTATTGAAGAACTTGACTTAACTATCAAGACGCTTTTCACAAGAAGAAAGCGGCTGCATGATTGGCTTTCCAACTTCCAGGCAGAGAACAAGCAGCTTGACTTCCCAAGCATTTCAAATGATGTGATCAAGAAGAAAAGCGCTTACACATCTGAGTTTGAAAAGCTTTGGAAGATCTACCCATCCCGCAATGGACTCAAAGTTGAGAAGATTGGCGCGTTCAATCGGTTCAAGAAAATTGACGTAACTCAACATCATAAGCTTAGGTTAGCAATCATGAACTATGGGCGCAGCGACGCGGCCAAAGAGAATATGGTCCGAGACATGGTTCGTTTTCTTAAACCTGATTACTGGCCTGAATGGGTCAACAAAGATGATCGGCCTGATAAGGACATCATCGAGGAGGTACTCAAATGACCACAAACGACGTAGTAGCCCACAAGAACAATCCCTTCAAGGCTTTGTATCAAGACTTCCAGAAGGGGATCATCTCCGCAGATGAGATGAACATGGCAATTGATGCGGAGATATGCCAAGACACACGCCTTATGCACGACTATGAATGGAAGGCGGACCCCACCACTCCCATTAAGTTACGTCAATCAAAGGCGGATTTTGAGAAAAGGATTGAGGACAAAGAGCCTCTCAAACAAGACCGTATGCGCCATGAGTTCAGAGAAAAGGCTCGGGCCAAGTACACGAAGTATTACTACGATCTTGAACACCAAAAGATGATCAACCGATCAAACCTGTCTTGGCTCGAGGATATGCTTAAGCGGCAAGTTGACAACCCCGTTTATGCAGCTCGAATCATGGCTTCAATATCAACTCACAAAACATAAAGGAGAAAATATGAACTCAAACACCGGGGATATTAAAGAAATGGCCGGTCTAGCAAACGAAAATATCAAAGAGGCTTTCACGTCCCAGAAAGATTATCAACGCCTCCCGCCCTGGGGCACCGTAGTTCAAATGTTTGGTAATTATTTCAAGCTTGTCGGCGTGGACTCTCAAGCAAACACCATAACGCTGAAAGGAATCTCTAAGAAAGAAGCCGGGACGCAGCTACTTCAAAACTCCAACAGAGCTAGATAAGGCTCTCGCAATAAAGCATTAAATGATAATATCAACGCAACCAAAGGAGAAAGCATCATGGCAAGGAAGAAAGTATCAAAAATTGATGATGAACATGAAGACCAGATGGAAATGGCTGCGGACAACATGCCCAAGACCGCAAATCTAAAGAAGTCGGATCCCATCTATAAAGCAGCAAAAAAGTACCTGGATATTTGTGACGAAATTGCAACGGTCAAAGAGGAACTTGACGAAAAAAAGCAACAAGCCCGGAAGAAAGTAATTGGCATGTTGATTGATGGCGGGCATGAGTCTGTCATTGTGGATGGCGCAACATTTAGTCACATTCACAAGTCGGCCATTGATGAGCTTCGCGTTTACCGGAAGAAAGCGTCAAAGGAAATCGAGAACGACGAGGAATAACAAAATAAGGGTGGCTTGTTCCAGGGAGCTACGCGTAAGGTCCGGGGGTTCCTAGCGCGTACCGTTAGTGGGCGGCACCCTTCCCCCTCCCCCGAGATGAGGTGAACAATGTCACAGCAAGAAACCCTTTTAGCACTCTTCGAAGCAAAACGATCCATTTCAAACCAAGAACTCAGAGCTCTTCAGCCTGCAATTTTTCAGTATCCGGTACGGATCAAAGAGCTTAAAGCAAAAGGTTATGACATAAGAGGATCGTTCTGTACGTCTGAAAAGAAAAAGTACATCTATACCTATTACCCAAAACCGGAACAAAAATAGTTCGATCTTTAATGAGGCCCTACCGGGATCCTCTCTACGGCTTTTATAGAAACATCTCAAGAAAGGTAAGGAGATTTATGAAAAGCAGAAACACGAGGATTACGCGCAGAACGGAATCGCCAATCGTTACGGCGTGCTGCGAGTATCTAGCTCTTAAAAAATATTTCTTTTGGAGGCAAAACAACACGGGCGTTAAGCGGCTGGACAAAAAGACAGGCCGTGAGTTTTGGGCAAGCGCTCAACATTCCCGCAAAGGTGTTCCCGACATCATGCTCTTGAAAACAGAAATCTACACGGAGCACACTCACCTGATACGTCACACTCAGTTTTACGCGTTTGAGGTAAAGACGCCAACCGGGCGGCAGTCAGACGAGCAGAAACTTTTCGAAAAGGATTTGGTTGACCACGGCGGTCGGTATCTTATTATTCGATCACTCGATGATCTCATTAAGGAGGGGTTCTAGCGTCTGCGGTAGCGAACAACATCAAGCACCGCTGAGAGGTGCAGCATCCCAATGAAGCAACCGGCCATAAAGATTAAACGCCAAAGAAGGATCTCCATTATTTAGCTAACGCCTCCCTTAGCTTGGAGATCTTTTCTTCTTTAGTGGCCAGCGTATTGTCATTCATCACTCGTGCAAGAATCTGCTTCAAGACCGTCTCACTCACCACTTTTTTATGAACCAATTCCTTCAGGTATCCATAGCGATTCTCGCCTTCTTTTCTAAGAAGATCATAGATGAATGCAGCTCTCTCACCATTGTTCACTCCAAGAGATTTAATGCGACGCTCTGCATAGGAAAGGTTGAGCATTTTGTCTTTAGCAGTTTTCTTGAAGCGCTCAAAGAGTGGCTTGTTTCGCGCAATAGCGGCAAGTCTCTGACCCTTCTCTTCGCGCGTCATGGTCTCCATACCCTCGACCTCTTTTTCTGCCATCTCTTGCAAAAGGAAGCGCTCATCTGCTTGCTTGCGGGTTGCATCATCAAGAGATTTATCAAGGTCTTTGTTCTCAGTATATCGTGACCGGTGAAAGATTCTTGTAAGTGGATACTGCGTGAATTTACTTCTACCCGCGTCGGGCTCCCTGATTTGAAATTGAGTAAGAAGCCCGCCGGTAAGACTCCTGACTAGGCCCTCTGCCTTCAAAGGCGAGAGGTTAAAGAACTGTCCAATTCTACTCCGGGCGGCAGCCTTATAAACTTCAGGCGTATTTGAGCGATATTGAAGCTCAGGGGAAATATTACGCATTCTGAACGGGATGATGTTGTTGTGAAAATAGGCGTTTCGTCCCGTCGTGTACTCATAAGGCGCTTTAAAGAGAGGGTTCAGAGAGGCAATCAAGCTCTCGGTGATTTCTTCCGGGTTGTTCCCTTGTATGTTGATAGGAAAAATATCTTGAAGGAAATAGGCTGCGTACTCAGCAAGCGCGTCTGGGTTCTTATCCTTGGCAAACTCAACGCCCTTCTCAATCATGTTGGAAAATAGCTTCACGACCTCACGTTTTGGGATCCGCCAATATTCACGGATTTGCTCACCTTCTTTGTTGGTGAAATATTTATCGCGGGGGATCATGAAATAACTCTCGCGTTCCACTTCGGGGATCTTGTAGTAATCCTCTTCATTCTCGTCAGAATGATTTACCAAACTAAGGACGAGAGCCGGAAGTCCCACAACGACCGACATTCTCGTCCACGCCATGGTCGCTTCTTTCCCACCGGAAAGGCCACCAAGGCGTTTCATATCTGCAGCCACACCTTGAAGGCGGGCATTAAAGAACATCACAACAAGATTCATAACGCCCGCAATTCTTCCCTTGCGTGCAAAGTCAGGGCTCCCAGAATAGTTTCTAACTTCGTGGGCGATCTCTTCCATCTTTTTCGTTTGCTCTGCCGGTGAAAGCTTATCGAACCCTTCCATACGTAGACCGCGCTTGACGCCAAGGAGCTTGCTGGTCTCTTCAATGGCGTTTGAGAACTTTGCAATGTTGTCAAGAATATCTGCAGGGACACCAAGCACTTGCTTTGCAACAGACTTTTCTAAGCGATGCTCCCGGCGGAAGGCTTCAGGTCTCATCATTCTGGCAATGGTGGAATTTGCTGCGCCGCTCTTTAGGAATTGAGTATACAATTCATTATCTCCGCCAAAATTCCCATGAAGTGAGCTGCCCACTGAATAGATCCAATCAAGCGGGAAGCGCAGAATATCGCCTACTTTCTTAAATCCATACTTCGAGATAAGCCCAGCTCGTGGAAGATCCGCAAAGAAAAGGTTCCTTGCTTGGAAATCAAGGTTGTTGACGGTCACACCCGCACGGAGAGGCGCGGCCACTAAAGATAAGATTTTCATGAACGTCCCGACTTGGGTATGGTTGAGGCCCTTGACTGCTTCCGCCACGTCCTGGGCTACCTCAAGTCGAACTATTTTCCCGTCCTGGAAAAGTTTTACCTCGTCCATGCCCTTCCCTGCTTCCTCGTGCGAGCGCAAAGGTCGGATAAATTTATTCTCGGTGTCAAGCTCTGAGAGGTTGGCTATCTCTTGCATCTTAAGGTTTTTCTCGGCAAGGATACGGGACTTGTAAATCTGACTCTCTGATGTCATGAGAATGTCCACAATATTAAAATCCTCAGAGTGGATCCCCGTAATCTTCTTGGTGAGTTGCTGCGTGGTGGCTATGTTCCTACCGCCTGAGCCCTTGGCCGCTTCCATTTCTTCAAAGTATTTCAAGACCTTAAACGGCGCGTAATAATCATTTGATTCTTTGATGGTCTCATAGAGCTTCTCGGACATGCGGCCCGAATCAACTTGAAGTTGAAGGGCATTGTCCATGTGCTGTTGGAACTCCTGACCCACATGCAAGAACTTTCTAAACTCAAGGGCCCCGAGTGACTTCTCAAGTCCGTCAAGCGCGGCTTCTGCCTTCTCTACTGTCCAGGATCCCACACGCTTGAGGTCTGGATCCGTTTTAAGGCGAGAGATCGTGCGGTTGAGAAACAAGAATACATTGAAATCATCATAGTTCTTTCGAATGGGTTTAATGATGTCAGCTTCAAAAGCTCTGATGTCTGCTTCCGCGCGGCCACGAGCACCGGCCACAAGCTCAAATTTCTTTGAAAGATCAAACCTTGGAACCTCTTTTCCGTAGACTTTAAAGACGTCCTTCTCAAGTTGCTTGACCGGGAAAAACTCTGAGATGAAATCAACCCGAAGCTTTGAGGTAAGTGTGTTGATGCGATCCTTAAATGGGATCTTTTCTTTCACAGGTCCCGACTTGATGACGGCGCGAGCTTCATTCAAGGCAATCATCTCTGTGGCCTCAAGCGTTTCTTTAGTGTTACGAATGAGGTCCTCGAGCTTCTTAATCCGGTCCTTATCCCCTTGGTTGCCGTACTCCTCAGGCGTCTCACGAAACAAGCTCTGGCCCTCATCCAGCACGCTCACGCGCATCTTAGCGGTGATGTCGATTGAATGAACTAAAGTGCCTTGGCCCTTGTCCTCAATTTGAGTCATGCCCACGGAGCCGCCCCACTTCTTGAGGTATTTCTTAAGGTATTGAGGAATCATCTGGTCGTAGAAAGCTTGCATTCCCTGGCCGCCCACCTTGAGATCAAGGTCATAGAGTTGGATCGGACCTTTTGCCGCGCCTTTTTCCATGGCGATCCGTGCCGGGTCTTTTCCAATCATCCGGGCAAGAGCATCTTCAGACGTTGCGGTCTCATTGATCTTCTGGTCAGTCCCTTTGAAGGCCATCACATCAAAGCCAGCGCCACTCTTGGCGGGACGAACTTGAATCATATCCACTTCTTGAGAAAGCTCATACCTGTCTGATTGTTGCTCGCCGGTGGTCCAAGCAAGTTTGTCATAGCCATTTTCAGCGGCCATTCGAATCAAGCGCTTCAAAGCAAGCTCATGCCAAGTTTTTTTAAAGGGAGCGTCTGGAACAATCCCCGCCGCTCCCTTCGTCCGGTAGCCTTCTTTGCGCCCCTTCTGATGCCAATCGCTCTGGATCTCCTCAATGAAGAGAACCTTATTGCCTTCGGAGTCTTTGCGGTCATTGACGCGGGTATGGGCCAAGATATTTGCTTCATCGAAGTGACTTGATTGAAAGGTATTTCTAAGCTCATCCGCATTCTTAGGGGGCATGGTGAGCAAGATCTCTCGGTAATTCTGGCCGCCGGGGAGTTGGTATTTGTGATGTTTTGTTGC